CCCAATGTCCGAGCTGACGTGCAATGTTGGAAGAGATAAACATACCGCCGTGCTCGAAATGTGCTTGATAGGGCAACAGTTGCAGGAGGGGGAGAACGGTATCATATCGCGATGCCGCGTCCCATTGGTTCGGGGCTGTCTCCATCGGAATCGGAGACAAGGCGACCGCGGTCGCCGCGCAGAGGTGCGAAATCATTGCTGGCTTGCTCCAAATCGATCCAAAAATCTATCGGTGATGCTCCACCGAAAGAATGCATAAGCCCTATTTGCCATACTATCGACCAGACGTGTTAGTTTTTCAGGCTCGAACCCACTTTTTGCCATTCCTTCAGTGGTGATCGAGTCGATGTCGAGCATCCAGCTCGGTGAATTTGCAGGAGGAGCCATGTCCGGATCGTGAGACACCCCCGGGGGCAGCATGCCCCAACGGACAAGCAGCAGTCCCTCTGCGGTCCTGCATTGGGCTTGTGAAATTGTCTGTTCAACTTGACCTTGAAGCCGATTTGCCAAGATGCCGATTAGCTCTGGGTGAACTAGCTCATCAAGCGAGTTTAGGTCATCCGGGTTTTCGAGCCGGTTCACATATCGAAAGCCAACGCGCGTCGCCAGCGAAGGTTTAATCGTCTTTGCAAGTGCAGTCAAAAGTAGCAGAAAGCGATTCAAAAACTCTTCTCGGGATGTGTACTGAAGCGTTTCTAGGCTAATTGCCGATGAGTTCAGGGATACGCGCCAGATTCTTGTCGGATCGAACATCCTCCAAATAACCTCTTCCGTCGCAACGGCAGACACTGCATTCCCGTCCAAATTTAGCTGAACGGCTTGAGCCATGTCTTTCTCGATAAAGGGGTACTGTTCCCGCACAGCTTCTTGGAAGTCACCGATGTGCTGTTCGCTGTTGATCTTGATGATTTTGGCGAACTGAACTTGCCCTAGAACGCGAACCAGAGGCGCAGCATTCAGTTGGACCCGCTCCGGCGGGGTGCCGAGCAGCGGGTCTGCGATTCTGTCTGGCATAATCCCCCCTGATTTGTCGTTGCACTAAAGCTACATGATGTGAAGTATGGTGTGAAGTAGCTACTTTCTAGGCTTGCAGCGGTTAATTTGCGAAAAAGGCTGCGCTCGGTGCTCTCAGCGGCATCTTGTACCGCCCACCGAACTGGTCAGTTCGCATCTGCGACACAGCACGTCGCCAGATCACGGCGATTTCTGCCACCTCGATCCTGTCGAAAATATCAGTACTCTCACCTCCTGCGCTTGTCGGCGACGGACCAGATCACCGAACCGATGGTCAATAGCGCGCCGATCACCGGCTCAATGTCGGACGCCTGGACGTACCCCTTCGCGACCAGCGCCGTCCCAGCGACGGTAAGAATTTGGCGGATCAGCGCCAGAATTGCAGGTTTCAGCATGGTATTTTCCTTTTCAGATTTCATTGGTGGTTGCGAGGAATTCGCCCGGTTTCATCGTCGGCAGGCGCAGCAGTCGGGGCGGGTAGTTTCCGGGCCAGCGCGCGCCGAGGAGGCGGGACTTGGCGATCCGGGCGATGGTGACGGCGTCGGACTGGTTGCCGCCGAGGACATAGAAATGCGCGTCGTCCTGGCCGATGGCGAAACCGACATGGCCTCCGGAACCGCGCGAGAAGATCAGCACGGCGCCGATGATCGGCTGAACCTCACGGCCAAAGAGCAACCAATGCCGTGCCCAGTAGGGGTTGCTGCTCAGCACTCCGAGCAGCGGTTCGTCCGGCAGTCCGATACGGATGCAGGTTTCCACGAAATCCCCGCACCACGGGTTCTTCGACGGATCGCCAAGGGATCTGCCGTCGCGTTTCAGCCAATCCATCAGCCAGGATCTGTCGCGAGCTTCATGGCGACCGAGCGCAGACTTGGCTTCTGTGATCCAGGGCAGCGGGCCGGGCGGTGCAACGGATGCCGCGCGGCCATTGGCGGCCAGCAGCGCTTTCATGGCCCGGGCGGTGCGCAGGCCCCAGAGGCCATCGATGGCGCCGGGGGAATGACCGAGCTTTTCCAGACCGCTCTGGATCAAGCGGAGGGGATCGCGGGTATCGGTGTTCATGGGGTGGCTCCTTTCGCCCGTCGCCGGGCATGAAAAAAAACCGGCCTTGCGGGCGGGTGCGGGGTGGATCGAATTGGTGGGTTTTGGGTCAGTCTGTGCGGCCGCGCTGGAAAGCTTCGAACATCAGATCGCGCATCGCGCGGATGTCGGCCTCAATGCGTTCCTGCCGATCGGCATCGTCGTCGCGATCTTCCGCCCGCTGGCGATCGGCGCGGTCGCGTTCGGCCGCGAGTTCGCGGTCGAGACGAGCCAGCATGGCGTCGTTCGTGAAGGCAATGCGCGTGACAGCGGCGAGGAGGGCGATTGTGCCGCCGACAAGTGCAGTGATCGCGGCAGTGAGGCCATGATCGCGAAAAGCCGCGCCAACCTCCTGCAGGATCGTTGTTTTCTCATCCATGGGGTTGTCCTTCAATAATCGGTTTCGACGTAGAGACCTGAACAGTCGTAAGCGACCGCCGCCGCGGTGGCGCCGGTGTTCAGGTAGAGGCGGGGCGAGAGGAACTGCGTGGTAGCGGGCAGATCGGCAGTGATTTCAGCCTCGAACACGACGCCCGAAACCTCGTTGACCACCCGGACCCAGACCGAGGCAGCATTTGGGGCCGCAGCGACATAGAGCGTCAGCACCCCACCGGTCGCGATGGCAAAGCTGGCGCCCATGTCGGTCAGCGTCGGTGCACCGGTGCCGTCATTGGCGACCAGCTGCCAGTTGGCATGCGTGCCGCGTTGAAAGCCGATGCCGACGCAGTTCAGCACCGTGGCCAGCGTCAGCGTTGTGGGCAGCACGGCGGTGGAGCCGTAGAGACCGAAAAATCCCATCCCCGTCGGCTGCAGCGTGGTAAGCGACAGCCGGGTGACGAAAGTCCAGCCGCCGAGGCCCGCGCCATTGCCCCGCCAACAGGCCCAGCCTGCAGATCGCTGTTCTGCGACTGAATCCACCACTGCGGCCGAGGTCAGGCGCCAGCGGCGCATGCTGGCGGCAAGGTTGGTGGCAGCCAGCGTGGGGTGCGAGACCGTGCCAACGGAGGTGATCGGCAGCCCTTCGGTGGTGATCGTGGTGGTGACCGAAGGCGACCAGTTCGCGATTCGGTTCACCCCGAAATGCGGCTGCAACGGGAAGTCCCGGCCCGACGGGCGCATGACATCGACCCAGGGCGCGCCTGCCCGATTGCGGGCATAGACAGCAATCTTGCCTGCTGGTGGCGGGGAAGGGGCGGCGCTCTGCCCCGGCAGGATGGTCGGCTGCGGCAGTTCGACCTGACCGTTGGCGCTGTCAATCGTGATCGCTTCATAGAAGGTCGAACCATTGGGGCTGACCTTGAAGCCGAAATCATCACTGGCCAGCAACCCGATAAGCGCTCGCACGGAGAACCCGGTCTTGAAGGCAAAGGCCGCGTCATTGGCGAGGGCCGCCTTATTGACCGTCACTTCGATCCCGGCCCCGGCATTGTTGAAGAGCATGGCCGGAGCGTTGATCGATAGGCGGTTGTAGCTGTCGGCAGTGGCCCCGCCGAGGCCCAGCAGTTGCGCCGTCAGGTTCGCCTGCGGCATGCCGACCTGCGTGACCGCATTGGCAAAGGTGACCGTCGGCGTATTCACCACCGTCGTGCTGCCCGCGCCTGCCGCGACCGGACCGATGTTTACGACCGTGGTCGATCCCGATGCGCCGCCGGTGCCAAGGTTCACGGTTTTGGTCACGCCGGTCGTCGTCGCACCGGTGCCCATTCCATAAATGGCGGTTGTCGTGGCCGTGCCGATCGTGGCGGCTGCAGCCGAAACCGTGACCGTCCCGGATGCCGTTAGGGTGCCGGAGAACGTCTTGTTGCCGGTGAAGGTCTGGGTGCCCGCGAGGATTGCCAACTCGCTGGTGGTGTTGGGCAAGGTGAAGGTCCGGGTTGTGCCGGTGGTGATAGCTGCCAGCTCGAACACCGCCTTCTTGGTCGGATCGGAATCGTCGGTCAGCGTGAAGGCGCTATCGGCCACGCCCGCGGCCAACAGCGCGCCGATCAGCGACACCCACGACCCTGCGCTGAAGATCAGGGAGGAGAGCGTGGCTTCGTTCCAGGCGAGCCAGCCATCCTTCGGCGCATAGAACACCCAGGCCCCGTCCTGCCAGGCCGCGATCTGGGTGGCGCGACCAGCCCAAAGCCCGGTCGGGGCGGGCCCGATGATCCATCGCTGCCCATCTGCTGGCGCGCCTGGCGGGGCGGACAGGGCAGCGCTCTTGACCGCAATTTGCACCAACACGTCGAGCAACCGCAGACCCTCGTTCACCGTGACATGCTTCTGCGATTGGCTGGCCCCGAGATAGGGCAGCGCAAGGTTTGTGGATTGGCCCATGCCAATGCCTCCAAGGTTCTAGGGGAAGGGATCAGACGAGGGCCTCTGCGGCAGCACCGCGGCCCAGCGCGCCGATCTGAAAGACGCGAAAGCCTAGCGTTGTGACCGGCCCGCCGAAATCCGCCACCATCATCGTGGCGGTGTAGAGGAACGAAGACGTGGCCAGACCGGAGACGGTCCGCACCACTGCTGCGCCGTTCAGGATTTCCAGATCATAGGCCTCGGTTGTCTCGCTGAGCGGCACGTCGACCAGAACCCAGCTATCGCCGCTGCTTGCCCGCGTGCGCCGCAGCCATGTCAGCAGCATGTCGCCGCCTGGCTGCGACACCCCGCGCAACTGCGCCGGGCTGAAGGGGCGCAAGCCCCGCCCTGAGGGCGTAAAGGCCAGTTGCAGGTTTAGCGGATCGGCCGCGGCCACCGTCGACGGACCGATTCGCCAGTTGGCGGGCAGGCCGACATCGCTTTCACCGATCGCAATCGGCGTGACAGCCGAATTCAAAACCACCACCCGCGCCCCGGCCGGGGCCGGATTGGCGATGGCATCTTCAGTCCCGAACTGGCCGCGCAGCAGATGGGTCAGCTTCCAACGCCCCGGGCTCTGCGATGCCGCCGTGCCGAACTGGACGATTTCCCAGATGCC